ATCCATGCTATGAACTGGTCAACATAACTTACGGTGAACTCGTCGTACCAAACGTGCTCTTCTCGCGTCCGTCCTAGACTAAAGCGGCCCGTCTGGTTGTACGTGTAATTGATAACTTTTTCTTTGTCCCATGCTTTAATGGACTTCGGGCCGTGGTTCGCGGTTCGCGGTATGTAAACGTTTTTCGGGAACGATCCCTCGCGGGTTAACCTATAAATAGTTGGCTTTGCCAGTTGGGTTATCTCGCAAACTTCATCTATTGTTATGTACGTCGGTTTCCACATTTCCATTATTTTTTCCTTTTCCAAAAACTTATTTTTTTCTTAGGGGGTTGCGTATCAAAAATAGTAACTTCTGACATTGTTTTAATTACAACACGGGCTCCGCAGGATAAAAGAGGTTTATCGTTGCCGCCGTAAAGTACGGTCGACGGGCCGTGAATTTCGACGCCGTGTCCATACCGATTGGTCTTTCCTTTTTTAACCGTGATAACAGGTTCATTCGTTCCGTTCTTTTTATTAGCGCGGATCTTGTGCATGTTTACATGTATATAAGTTGGTTTACTCATTAGCTTTGAACATCTATCTTTAAAGAATCTATCCAAAGAACTATTAGTGTAAGCGCTATAATAATTTTAATATCCCAAAGAAAATAAACAATAGTTGCGAGATGCCATATCACGGCTACAGTTATGCTTATTAAAAGGACCGCTCTAAGGATCCAAATAGTTTCTAATTTACTCATACCGTCCCCCATTTCATTTCTTTCCATAAAATTTTTAAAGCTTTATCGTAAGTTATAGCAAACCTAAGTTTCTGGGTTCGAGGCCTCCATTCACCTTCAAGCCCTTTGACCTTACCTCGTTTATGTTTTTCAAAAATATCATCATCAAACAGGTCACTTTTCTTTATCCAAAAATCTTTTTTGGGCGCAGACTTTCCATAAAATTTAAAATTACAAGCGGCATAAATAGTGCCCGTATGTTCCGAACAATCTGCGTAAGATAGAACAGACCTCACAAGACCAGATTTTTTTAATAGTTTAAGACACCTAGAAAGGAACCAACTAGCGGCGTTATGTTCTGATTGTTGTACGTCGGGACGTAACACAAATCTCGATAACTCCCAAAGACCTTTTTGTTCGTTTCTATCTAAACCATACATACCCTTTGCTATTTCAGGCACAGGAAAACCTGTAAAAATACAAAGCCCTACAATATCCATATCCTTATTAAACAACCCGTAATTCTGGCCTGTTTTAAAACCTTTATTACCCTCAGTCTTAGATAAGTAATGATATTTTTTAAGTAAGTCTAAACATTGAATTTTTTCAATATTTTTTATTTTATAATCCGATTTACTCATGACCGTTTTCATGACCGACGGGCGCGGTCGGCGTGCCGTGATCCGTTTTCCATGTATCTACATCAACGTACCACTTACCGTTTCGGGCGCTCTCTTTTACATTAAGATTAATCCACTCGTCCTTACCGCTGTCCTCGCAATTTTGTAACCAAGCCTTCAGAGCCTCACGTTTAATACTAAGCTTACATTTAATCCAATGGGGTGCATTTTCGTTAGGCTTATTAGCCATCATACCGTCAACAAATATACTCATTTTTTTTATTCCCTTTCCAGATTGACCCCCAGTTAGAGAATCAAAAAATAACTGGGGGTCAGGGTCCACATGCTAAAACCAGTTGTGTCGAGGAAACTTTAAAACCCCCACGGTCGGTTCATTCTTATTACATAACAGACCTGTATGGGATATGCAACACTTAATCGCATATATTATCAGGTATTTCTGCAAAATTTATATTATCACTTATTGTTAGTTTACATGCAGGGCATTTACGTACCAGTACGCTGTCTGTTTTTTCTTGAACGGACAGATTATGCATACATGCGGGGCAAGAATTACGCATCAATCTTTGATGCATTAAACCCTCGTTGTGATCTGGTATTTGAACCATTACTTCTCGTTTTTATGACGTTCGAAAACAACACGTAGTTGCCCGCCTATCGTCCGACCTTCTTTTTTAGAAAGCTCTTTAATATCTTCGTAAACTTCTCTTGGGACAAGTATACTTTTCCACTTTTTTGTATCCATTTTTAACTCCATGGTTGTGATTATCTAGGATGTTATAGGATAATATACAAGAATGCAAGAAAAACCCCCGCCCTTTGAGAAAAAATGAACAAAACTCTAGGGGCGGGGTCGTTGGGGTTATGAAGACCCAACACGGGAGGCTATTTAGCTTCTCCCCATGAAGGTCCAATCTCTACGTCACATTTAGAAGGAACCTCAAGCGGGATAGCATTCTCCATTACATTAGCAACAGCTTTAGCTTCGTCAAGTGTTTTTACTGACATAGCTATTTCGTCATGGATTTGTAGCATAGGAACGATACCTTGTTTGTATAGATCCACCATAGCTTTCTTAGTCATATCAGCGGCGGAAGCTTGTATCAATCTATTCAAAGCTTTGTAAGTGTAAGCGCGTTTAAGGCGTGTTGTTGCGCCGTACTCCCTAACAGCTTCGCGGTAAGGCAAAGCCTTGTTCATGGCAAAGGTATCGGGCTCCCATAAATCAAAACGACACTTGCGACCCAGTAAAGAATGAAGCGAACCTTTCGAAGACTTATCATTGAGTCTATTCATAACTCCTGTCATCAAACCTTTTACGAAAGGAACCCTAGTGTGATACTGTTTCGTAAGCGCTTTAGCTTCGTCAACGGATACATCTAATTGTTCCGACAACTTGTTAACACCCATGCCGTACATCATGCCAAGGTTAATCGTCTTAGCTTGCTTCCGTGGAATGTTAGCCATCTCCGCCACCATTGTATGGAAGTCAGTGTTAGGGTCTTCACTGTAAGCTTTAACAAACTCTTCAGCTCCCTGCAAAGGAACACCACGGGTCTTACCGTAAACGTGAGCGTAATGAACCAAGATGCGTGGTTCCTGTTGCGAGAAGTCAATGGCCGCCCACTGTTCTCCCTCTTCAGGTAAAAACAAACTTCTAATCATAGGACCTAGTTCTGGATCTCGAGCAGGGATTTGTTGTAAGTTAGGGTTTGACATCGATATACGGCCAGACACGGTTCCGCCGTCATCAGACCTAATCTGGTTGATATGAGAATGAATACGTCCATCCGCCCTGCAATGCTTCATTATAGTATTTATAAAAGTACCTGACGTTTTGTTTAGGTTTCTAGCTTTGTTAACTAACTGAGCAAGCGGGTGATTATGTTCTTGTAAAAATAGTTTCGTGAACGACGGAGCGCCCTTCTCGGTTCGGGGGTATTGTACGCCCACTTTGTCAAAAGCTTTCGATAACGATTGCGCGGCCCATATTTCTACGCTACTTCCGCTAATTCGTTTAATTTCAGCTAGGACTTCTTTTTCTTTTTTAAGTAAGTAGTCTCTGGTTCTCTCAACGCGGTTCGTGTCAATACGAACACCCTTCATAGTCATGTCTACAAGGCAAGGTAGTAAGTCCAACTCTAAATTAGCTATAGGCCATAAGCCCTCCTGACCTAACTTTACAGAAAAGTAATTATAAAGTTCTAAGGCTAGTTCCGCGTCGCCTTCGGCATAAGGGCCGACATACATGGCAGGCATTTTCCACATCTCTGCTTTTGGATCTACCCCAAATTCGCGGGCCGCGGCTACTAATGCTTTCTCCGACTTCACTTTGTTAAGGTGGTCATAAGATAAAGCGTTCAGACTGTAACTAAAACGATTTTCATCCAACAAGGATGCCAGAACCATAGTGTCTATTATTCTACCATTGACTTGAAAACCCATAGCCTTGATCCAACCCAGATCATATTGAGCGTTGTGCATAATCTTTTCAGCGGGACATTCGAATACTTTTTTAAGCCAACGGTTGACAACCTTTTCGTCAAGGTTTCCCCCTCCGAAGTGTCTAATCGGTATGTAACCCGACCACTCATCTACGGCTATAGCGTAACCAACTACTTCTCCGTCTTTCGTCGCCCACCCCGGCCCATTCTTCTTTAAATTCGGGTCGCGCGTTTCCACGTCAATAGCTATTTTTTTTGCCTTCGTAAGGTCAGGCAACTCTAAAGGTGGAATCCATTCGGATTTAGGAGCAAACATGCTCATTTGTAATTGCGGCACACTGTGTCCTATCCGATTAATTGTTCTTTAATATCTGCGAACTCAGCTCCGAGAGCCGTGTACCCTGCTTTATCTACCCATGAATCTTCGTGGTCAATACCATTCATTAATCTACAGGTTTTAATCCAATCCATCATAAGAGCAACATGTGAGGGTTCTATATTACCTTTTAATCCATAACACTCACGAAGTATTATAGTCCAACCGTCGGCTATCCTCTTATGATTATTATAAGCCGAACCATAATCCTGCTCACGCTTACCATTTATTATCTTTTTAGCTTCGTTAAGTATCTGATCTCTATTCATGTTATTCTTTCCGTAGCAGTTAATGGTTTAACAAACGTTAATAAACCTTTACAAATCATAGCTTCTTGCAACGTCTTCTGCATCAACTATGAACAAATTCTGTTTAGCTCTTGTGACCCCAACATAAAATACGCGGTGAGTGTCATCAGGGTGCTGTTGAAACTGGGCGTCGGCGGCGGGTGACAAGTCTGTAAAGATAACAACGTTTTCAGCTTCGCCGCCTTTTGATCCATGTATGGTTGAGGCCGTGATGCGCGGTACGCCGTTGAACTTCTCGCCTCGCCTTAAAAGAGCCGTAACATAAGCTCTATCGGTAGCGGGTAGCTTATCCATAGCTTCATTCCAAATACACTCGCTAATGTCTTTAGTTTTATCTTCAACATTAACGGTTTGTATAAGGCCGTGTTCCATAATTAATTGATTAAGGTTAACGAAATCGTCATCATCAAGATGTGGTATTTTTTTAAAACCTCTTACCAACCTACCGCGTATAGACATGTAACTATAAATGATACGTGCTATACGTCCTGTAACCTCATTACCTTTTCTTAATTGCTCCCAACCGTTTACAGCTTCACTTATCTTCTCGCTAATGCTTCGTCGGCCGCGATAATTAAAAAGGTATCCATTAGATCTTAAATCATTGGCTACAGGTGTTAATTGATAACCCGCTTGTGAAAGTATCAGCCACTCACCTTCCGACATATCTAATGAATTTACGGTTGTTATTCGAGACACACAACCACGGTCAGACCTAGGCTCATACCGTTTCGGAAAGCGGCTTGTTATTCTTTTAACGACATTCTCAGCAACCGCATGAACGTCGCGTGGGATGCGGTAGGATTGAGAGAGTGTTTCGGAGCCGCCCTCTAGGTTGATAAAGTGGTCAACGTCCGCACCCGCCCATCTATAAATAGCTTGGTCATCATCTCCTGCGCAGTACATCTTTTTAGAACGACTGTCCAACATGTGCGCTATGTCCCACTGGAGCGGTGACAAGTCTTGAGCTTCATCTAAAAAACACAAATCAAATTCAGGGCAAAAGGTAGACCCACCCTTAGCAAAGTTATCTAACATATCCGTGAAGTCGTACAGCTTTAAACTTTCTTTATATTCTTTTAAACACTTGCTTACAAAGTTAACCGTATTCCAATCTTGATCTACATTAGATATATTATATTGATCTCTAAGAGAAACCTTACGAAGGCGGGCTAAGTTTATTAAACCTAATATTGGATCACTACCCGCTACCATGCTCGGTATATCATCTTCAAAGGACGTGTTCTTTTGGCCGCCTAGTTCAACCCCCATGGCCCTACTTAATTCTTTATAGTTCTGCTCTTGCATAACCTGTTCGGGTCGGATGTCGGACATAGTTAAGGCAAGGCTGTGTAGTGTTCGGAAAAATATTAAATCTTTTTTAGGGTCTAAGTTAAACCTTGCGGCGGCCCTGTCCCGTGCTTCGTTGGCCGCTTTACGTGTAAAAGCAAGAAAGGCTATCCTTTCAGGAGGCGTCCCTTCTTCCAAAGCTCTATCTACCATGTTTAGAAGGGTTGTGGTTTTTCCTGTTCCGGGCGGTCCAAAAATCCTAAACATCTTTGCTTAACTTTTTTATTATCTTAGCGTTTTGTTTTTCGCGTTTATAAATCTGCAAAACACGTTGCTTTGATATACCCCAGTATTTGCCAACAGCCGTCATTGTCATACGGTCGTTATCAACCATCTTAACAATTTCAAGGTCCCGAATGTTTCTCAAGTGCATCTCCTCGTTTGTCAAAACGGTGCCTCCTCTTGGCCGCCGAAGGCAGGGGTTTTTAAGTCAACGTCTCCATTTTCAAAAGCAGGGATTTTCCAAACCCTAACTGCTCTGCCCTTAATTTTAAGAACCATACTGTCGCCATTGATGTCACGTAACCTTTGCGCAATCTTATGTGATTTATATTCAAAGAACTTATTCTTTTTAAGATAGCTTTCAAAATCTTTAAGTCTGAAGAAAGTAATACCTTCGTCGTCATCGGTCCATGGTCGGCGGAGTAAGATCTCTTCTTTATCTTGCGCCTGTTGTAGGTGGCTACAGAACTCTTCAAGGTAGTCGTAAAACTGTCCACTGATACTAGCGTCCTGAGCTACTTCTATTATAGCGCTTTCATTTTCTCTCATCTCAGTCATTAGTGTGCTGATGCGGCTTTCCCATTGCTGTTTAGCAACAGACCTTGGCATAAAGCTTAACTGCTCCATACAAGCCTTTTGAAACATAGGTTGAGACATCAAACCTTCTGTATCAAGTTCCAGTGGTTCTCCGTTCACATCCATAAACCAAACAGGAGGTGTTGAATTATACTTTCTTAGGTTAGCTATGGTTGCCCCTGCAACAGCCGCTCCAATTCCAAACTTACGTGTTCGGCAAAGTTCTTTGTTGCAGTACGAATTTATAGGTGCGTCGGAGCATTTATAAGCGTAGTCTTTTCTATTCAACTGTTTAGCTACAATATTGACTTCGGGTAGCGGCAAGGGCGGGGAAAGATACTCCATGTTATATCTTAGGATCTCAGACTCCCAACTATCGGGATAAGCCTTTCTAAGATAAACACCTATGTTAAATAGTCCATTGTTCCTTCCGCCTTCGGATATTCTTTGCTTGCACAGCACCTGAAGACAAGGCGGCCCGTCGCGCATTAAATTAGTTTCACCTGTATCAACAATCTGTAGTTTAATAATTTCTTCTGGAGTTTGCGCGTGTGTATCGTAAAGCGTATAAAACTCTTCTAAGGTCGCTGAAGTTCCGTCGTCCAAGAAGGCATAGCGTAGACCATTCTCGTGGTCATAGTAGGGTAGGTTTAAAAAGTTACCAACATCACCCCTGTCCAAATGTAGTTTAATTTGCTTTGGAAATATTTCGCTGTCCCCATACCCAAGCGCCGAAGACATATTTTGAAGGGATTTTTGCATATCCTTGGCGTCAACCCACTCCTTAGAAAATAAGAAGCAATGTGCGCCGCCCGATTTTGAGCGGCATACTACTAAGGGTAATTTTAGCTTACGAACTTTTTCAAGGAGC